AAACCCTCTTTGGGTATTGAATATCCTCTGTTGGATAGGACACGTTTTCCTGCTAGTACAGCTGGTGGGATTTGTTTCATACAATCTGGGATTCGTATCCGCGACATTGTCTTTCTATCCTCTTCAAGTTTTAAATTGTCTCAGTAAGGATTAGAGAATCATGCAAAAATGGGAAGTAGCGGTTTTGGTTTTAGTTGCTGTATCAGTAGCCGTTGTTGGGTCCAGCCAAACACTGTCTCGGCCCCTTTTAGAATTATCTGATTCACTTTTGATGCAGCTTGTTGCTGTTTTTGCCTGCGTGGGCTTGGCCTATGTTTCACCGACTGTTGGTATCGCACTGGCTGTAGCACTAGCACTTCTCTTTGTTTTGCGCAATAACAGCATTGTTCAGAATAAGATATTACGGTCCTCTGTGCCGGCTATTACAACGAGCTCAGCCTCCTACACTGCGCCCACAACGAATATAGTAAATGAGGAAAATGTTCTCCGTGTTGATATACGGGAAACGCCCAAGGATGTTACACGGGATGATGTAACGCCTGACGGACAATACCCTGTTGATGAATACCGCCCCACACAAACGGCTTCTTTAAGACCCTTTGAGTATTCGCCTCAGATGGATACTGGTAAAAATGAATTTGAGTTAGTTGGGGAGAGCATTGATGAGAAGGGAATGTTACCGCCTTCAGTCAAGCCGTGGATGGGAACGCCTAATCCGCAGGTTCTAAACTTGTAATCACTTCTAAACTTGTAATGGCCTGAATAATATCCTTAACGCCCAAAGAAGGCTTCCAGTTGTCAGGCCATAGAATCCGAAGATTCATATATTCACCCGCGCAACGAGCATAGGGTGGATGAAAGGGATATTTTTCTGAGAAAATAATTTCGACTGTGATATTGTTGACACTTACTTCTAGCAGAAGTTGAGTTTCATCAAATTTGATTCCTGTTCCATTGAGACCTCGCTCTAGTTCCCGATTAATACGCTTTACAGATGACATGTTGCTTTTATTTGATTGCGGGTTGGGTTCAATTTTTTAGGCTTACTAGAAGCAAAAAATAAGACAATTTTTTAGGCCATAAAAGCAACTAGAATCCGCCCTTATCAAGAGTGGTAGCATCCGGCGACATTGTCTGTGCTAGATTCACTTTATCATATACTTCGCAGTTTCCAATCCATGAATTGAAATTCTTTGATTGATACTTATTGAAACGCCGGAGTTCATTCAAGACTGTCCGAGGAATACACATCGGAACAGTGCGACTACGAGGTGTTGCGATAGACATACATAGAGGAACTGTTAGACCGGTTATTTCACCTTCCGAACCCGCCATTATGGTCTTGTTCATTCCAGCAGGACAGAATGCTCCGTCTACTATGCGCTCGAGGCCACATGAATTGGAGCGCTCAAACGGATTTTGGTCAGATGGCAAGACAACACACGAGGCTGATCCAGTAGGGCACTTGTCGGGAGTGGAAGAAGATGGTGTTTGAGAACAGCAGAATCCAGTAATTCCATCCGCTGTAGCCCTCTTTGGTTTGTTCTTTGTACATTCTTTAGCTCCAAGTTCTGATAAGAGCGACTGTATCATTGAACCGCAAAATGGAACTTGGTCACCATACTCATCCTTCATTTTTGCTCCAAGTGTACATACATGAGGTAATGTGCTTTTATCATTTCCCGGATAGCATCTTCCCTCGGTAAAATCAATCCGGCCACGACAGCACATAGAAATACCCTCTCTGTCTGTGTAAAAATTAAACGTCGGTGGGCACAGAGGAGCTACGCCTGCTTTTGTAACAGGTTGTGCGTTCATTGTTGTAGCAAATGTCATAGGTAGGGAATTATCAAAGGCTTCTTGTAGCATGCCCGGTAAGCGACTTCGCTGAAAGGTAATTAAAAAAAGGAAGAGGCCCGCAAGCACAAGTAATAAAATCGCCGTCTTCATCAGACTCCTATCATAGTTATTGAATTTTAAGTCGCCGGCATGGGCAAAGGATTCATTCTCCATACAACACTATTTATTCCCCACACAATGAAAGCAGTGAACGTTAATCCTATCGCGCCACCAATAGGCATTGCCAAATAATCTTCAAATTCACCCGGCTTAATTGTTGAGCTCGAGCCCGCACCAGGCACACCATTTTCGTCTTCCAATTTCCGTTTACCATAAAGTTCATCCGGTAAAAAGACATTTCGCGCATTCTTATCAATAATGATTTTATCACCTTGAATATCCTTCTTTGCATCAATGGGACGGCATTTCATATCCGCCATACGTTTGACTCCAGCAGGTAACTCTGTAGGAGATTCGCTCAAAGAACCAACACGAAGTCCAGGATTTTTGTAGAGTGCGCAGAAACGGCGCAAGTCAACAACACTAATCGGGTCGCTCGGCGGTTCCAATTCAATATATTGATTGATTGCCTTGATACGTTCAACGTCTTTGGCCCGGACATTCACTGGATTTTGAAGAACCATATGCTGGATAGCATAGGAATCTGGCAAACATTGAGTATCAGGACGAGGCAGACCCGCTCCCCGATTTTTCAGGTCTTTTCCTTTGTATAGCATCACAGGTGTTTTATCCGTAAGTATTTTTGTCAAAGCAGGGAGATACTCTGTTCTTGCGGTAGCGTCGCGATTTAGATAGGAAAAATAGTCAACGCCTTTTCCGGTTCCTATCTTGATAGGTATTACAACACAGACATCATCGCGAACAAACTGCTGTTTTGAAGGCTTGTTCACCCGAAAATAGACGTGAATTTCACCAATAGCAGGAGATTCTTCGCCGGGAAGTCTGTGCATTCCGGGAAAATGTAGAATTGTATCGGATATATTGAATGTCTGTCCTTCATATAATAGTGTTATCTGTGCGTTTTCTTCTATGAGTTGCCCGTCTTTACTAGCACGCTCTAAAACACGACCAGGGCCCGGCTTGTCACCCATAATACGAATAGTTGATGTCTTGAATTCAGGTAAATCACTGACTCTAGCCACTTTTGGAAACTGAAATGGTGTCTGCGCACAACTCAAACTATTAAATGGAAATACGTTAGCCATTTAGACTTATCCTAAACTGAGAAAGGATTATAAACCTGCGATTTTTGCCTATATATATTCGCCTTATACGTTTGGCCCTGTGCTGGAGCGCTGACTTCATCGCCTTGATAAATTTCATCACACCCGTTATCATCGTCACAGTCACGATTCTTGTAGCGAACAGGAACTTGAACCGGATTGAGACCATCCGTGCGCATATAGTAATTCCACTTATTGCGGGAAGCCATTGTTCGCCGACCATACAACGGCACTAAAGTGCGCTCACCATTGCCAGAAAGCGCAGAACCTCCCGGGGCTACTAGCAGACCTACCTGCTGATAACTTTCAGCGTAGCCTTGTGTCGGGACATTAAATATGTTGCCTGCTACGTTGAAATCAGGTCCTGTCTGATAGCGCCGCTCGGGTGGAGCAGGAACACCGTTTGATACTGAGACCGGGTTTCTCACTATTTGCGGGGCAGGAGCCCCTTGGGAGGAAGGTACTTCCAGCTTAATATTAATGTCACTACGATTTTGAAGAGCGAAATAAATGAACGCTCCGCAGATAACGAGAGACACTGCTAGAATCAGCACGAGACTCGTTTGTGACAAGTGTAAACTACCTGGCTGTTCGGAAAAGAGTGAACCGCCACGTTGTTTAAATTTTCTAGCTTTGGGCATTCTACTTCAGCCCGTTATTTTCCTTCTGTGCCTAGGCACTTGTTGGGTCGGAACCAAAGAAGCTCTTGAATGTCTTCATGATTTCCTTACCGTCACTTACTAACGGCTTCAGATTATTCAAGTTCGCCATTAAGTCCTTCTGTACCATGATTAACTTCTGCGTGTCAGTCGTCAGATTCTTGATTTGGTCAGGCTTCAACTTCTTATAGGCATTCATAAATGTTGTTCCAACATCCATATGATGGCCCCCATCTTCTTTCTCAGAAGGGAGACGATACTTCTTTGGCGCAGTTCCGGCGTGCTTTGCCATTAACGCATCAATGTTAGATGCTTCAGGATCATTTGAATCAGCATCACTGGGATTCTTCATCTTCTCAATCTGTTCGGGCATAGGAGGATTATCCTGCGGTTCATCTTCCATACCTTCCATTGTTTTTTCTTCCTGTTCCTCTTCGACAGCATCCTCAAAACCTTCCTCCTCTTTCTTCTCTTCTTCCATAGGTTCCGCAGGTTCCATATCCTCAAAGCCCTCCCACATGCGACGGCCACGGAAAGGTGTGGGGACGAGAATCATTGCCACCAGCAGTGCTACTAGAACACGGAGACCCAGACTTAAACTGCGCATGGTTGTTAGGCCCGCATAGGTTAGTAGTCCGCCAACGATAGGCAAAAAGTTAAAAGCTGTAGTTGCCTTTGAGACAGGTATTATTGCTAGAAGCAATAGTGCTGTTACGGCCACTTCACTCAGTTTGTAACCAAAAAAACCGGACATTCCCTACTATACGCCTATAATATCAGACAGAAGTTGATAACCGGCAAATAAAAGACCCGCAATTAAGGATAGAAGCACCAGACCAACCATTGATAATTCGGAGCCAGCACGAAACGCCCAGGGTGCGTATTGCATGAGGGATGTGTGGAATAAGGGTAGATTAAGAAGAAAGAAAAGAGCAGCCACAACAATCGGTGCCCGGATGCGGTCTGAGATATATGTCCACATATCTCCCTTCTGCGTGGGAGCCATCATCTGTACTTGAGGAACCGGATTTTCCTGCTGGACCTGGCCGAATGAAGCCATCATGGAAGAAAAGTCTTGCGCAGAAGGAGTGGAGTTTCCAATCAAGTGCGCCGTGGCCGGGGCTGAGTCCATCGTGTACTCCTGCGTAGACTGAATCGGGGGTTCTTGAAGTACCAGGCGGGGCGGTCCCTGCTCAAACGCCGCACCATTAGGATTACCCATAGATTGGCCAGACCCCTCATTCATATCAGACAGAATCTTGTTGACGAGGGAAGCATCATTTGCTCCGGGACCATCCAACTTTTCTAAAGGCGTGCTTTGAGACATTTATTATAGATAAATATATCAAAGTTATCGGAAAAACGCGGTCAATCTGTATCAGCAAATGAAAAAGTCTTAATCAATTCCTTCTTATCTGCTGGACACTGTACAGGCTTTACCTTAAATTCATAACAGGCTTCTCCAAACTGATACACTGTGTTTTGAAACTTAATTACTTCGGGTCCTCGTATGACAATACAATCTGGGCCCTTACACAAGGGACGCATCATTGCTGCTAAGCCAAAGCCAATTAAACAACTTATAATAAAAGCTAGCCTAGGATGCTCCATTATTTCCATCAAATCTAGCATTCCCTACTTATGATATTTTATCTTATTTTATCTTGCCGTAAAGTAGGGTAGAATGCGTTTTTTCACTAAGATTCAACTAATTCCTTTTATGGTTAGTTTCTTCATTGGATTCTTCATTGTTTACATCTTGAAGCCGACCCCGGTCATTATTTATAAAAACCCTAATCTGGACAATGCCGGAAAGGTGACCTATGTTGATAGGAACGATGTGTGTTTTCAATACATCGTTAAAAAAGTGGACTGTGATAAGAATGAAGAACGCATCTCAATTTATCCCCTACAATGATTATGCTAGAACTTCAACTTCGCCCTCTAAGGCTTCCTGTTGTTCTTCAGCTGGTGGAGGAGCTAAAAGAGACGCTAAGGCCACTTCACGCTTATCACCCATCATTTCATATTTTACATATATGTTAACTGGAGGAGCCGGTAGATCGCCAGAAGGAGGAATAGGATATTCAAATGCTTTCACTATCCGTTCACATGACTCACCCAATTCACAGGCTTCTCCTTTAGGTCCCTTAGGAGCAACTTCAGTTTCTTTCGCAAGCAACAGTTTCTGTGCTAATGCCACTTGTTTAGCGGCTTCAGCAGAGGGACTAATATCATAATTTCCGATTGCCTGAGCTAAATCTACAAATGCTTTCTGAAGTTCTTCGGCTCGCGCAATTGTAAGCTCTGACTTTTCCGTTCTTTGCTTATTGAAGTTTTGAAGGGCAGAATTGTATTTTTCTCTGTTTTCCTTTGTGGCAGAGTTTCTATAGACATCTAATGCTCTGTACGAATCTATGGCCCGGGGAACCTCAATCACACGAATGACTTCCTTCAAATTATCAGGATTCAAAACAATCGGATTACCCGTTTTGTAGTCCATTGCGATATTCTGGTTTACACCCTTCTTAGAGGCTTTTCCCCACGTGAAAATATCAACAACAGGGTCAGTTTTCTTGAGAACACCGTACACTATCTTTTTTGGTTTTGGCGGATCTTGAGTTCCACAGGAAGCCATCTTCTCTAAAGTATCTTTTTATTACTAAGTCAAAGTTCACGCAACAAAATCCGCTACCTTCTCAGAGATGAGCGATTCAACCGGTAAAATTGTGTTTTCAACATTTTTTAACGGTGTTGTCCATGCCGTACTTCCTGCTATAGCCCTTTTTGCGTATAGTAAAACACATGCAAATCCTAACATTCAATCCTTAGAAGCATTCATCTATATTTTGGTCTTTGTTAGCGTAATCTCTTTTTTTATGAACTGGGCTTCTTTCAGTATTATTCAGAGTTTAGTGTGTGGCAAAGTCTTTCAGGCTGGTCACTTGGCGTCTCTAGCAGGTTTTGGTGTTCTATTTTCAGTTATTTTTTTCAGTTTATCGTGGCATGTTCCTTTTATCGGAAATATTATTCGGGATATGCTGATAGGACCCCAGAACCCGCAACAAAACCAAAACCAAAACGAAAATGAGAACCAGAACCAGAACGAAGTTATTGAGCATGAAACTGTAAAACAACGAGGAGGGGGCGATTCTTTATTTGTTGAATCCGCCGTCCATGCATTCTACATGTTCTGGGCGGGGATGTATTCTATCGCTTCTCTTGCTTCATTTGCTACCGCCTGCCCCGCACCCCCTGTTGCCTAGAACCAAGTTCGGGAGGAGAATCTCCATAATAGACATACATAGGGACGCGGTTCTTATTGTACTTTTCGGTATTTAGAACATAATATCCATTGCGTGTCCGATTCATACCCATATTTTTACTTACAGGCTCAGCTAACTCTGGAACATCCATATCGCCATCAAAGTCGTTCTCCTCTACGCGAGTTTCAGGAAGTTCTATCTTTTCAAAATCTACATCTTCGGATGGAGCAGAAGGGCCGGCCATCCGTTGAATGAATGTTGCTAGAAGATAACTGAAAAATGCCCAGAGTATAGAGAAAAGCCAAAAGGGCATATAGGTGTGATTAGCATCGGGTGTTAAGGAAAATTCCTTCCACGCTCCGCCAGGATGAAACATTGTAGCGGGACGAAGATATAACACAAGCGTTGTACCAATTAAATAAATGGTCAATGCTAAAAATAATACATGCATGCTCCTGTTTTAACTACAGAAATATGTGGGTATTTTATTCCTACTGAAACTATTCGCCATTCTCTTGGCCATCGGCATCTCCGTGGTCATATGCTCGGTCGGCACGAGATTCGCCACCACCTAATGAAGCAAAACCGAAAGATTCACGTGTTTGTCTCCCTCCTGTTAACTGAGGAGCATCCCGCAGACCCATCGCAATACGCTGATTTCGGTCGTGTTCGAACAGTTCTACGCTATAATCACGAACATTCCGACCAATCGCCCATTTGCCCAAGCCCAATTTCTTTTGGAGCTTCTCTAGCGGTTTTTCATCATCATCTAATTTATCAAAAATATCAATCACATAATTACGTTCAATCTCAGCGCGCTTAAGAAGAATCTCCTCTAACTCCTTCTGTGAAGGCAACTTAGTTGTGGCAACCGTTTTCTCCATGTTTTCGGCAATAAACACTACAACTTCCTTCATAACTGTCTCGGCATCGGGCTTCTGCTGTCCCGCTTCTGTAGGCAATTCTTTGTAGAGCCATGATGTGGGATTTGTTATTTCTAGCAGTAAGCGAATAATCACAAATAAGAGGATGTATTGCCCCTCTGTTTCCGTGAAACCTAGAAGAGGTTCTTCAAAGATTTGCCGTTTCCACATTTGTAGCCAACGTCCTAATTCTCGGCCCACGCGCTTACAGACTTCGCGCATCTGTATTGATCCACCACCGATTAATTCAGAGTGATGCGCCATTATATCATTCAGTAATTTTGTATGCTCCCCCGAAATCTTCATCCACTGCTTGATGCCACGAGCAAAAATCACATCTGCCTTGCCTCTTTCCTTTACCGGGCGAAGAGATGTAATGGTTGAGATTTGATGAGCCTGTGCCTTTTGCATAAGAGGTGATACAAATGTATTCATCATAGAATCAAATCCACTTGTAAAAGGGTGTTGTGTTAGGATTTCAATATTGTTGACAAAACTGGCCGCTACGGCTGTAGCCCGTGTTTTCCGTACAGCAGACCCCGCCACCTTTTGCTTTAAGACTTCCTTCGCGTCATCTGTGCGTTTAACAAAATCACCCCACGCAACTGCTCGGGCCATGGGATTTCCCACTGTTTTCGCATTATAAAGTCCTTGTAAGATAACACCGACCTCTTGCCACATTCCAGCATCATCAGGTCCCATGATTGGGGTTTCAATCCACTTTTGAATATTCTTCAAGAGTTCTGGCTCTTCCGGCCGAACAAAGAGTGCCTGTGACCGCTTCTCACGACGAGCAGCCAAAATCTTCTCAAATTCGGTTTCGCTGTAATCCACACCCTGCGCATCCAGTGCGGGTTTACCTTCCTTCTCGGGATCAATGATGTCCATGCTAACAGGGAACTGAAACCCGCAGTTCTTACAGGCATTGCCAAAGCCCAATTTGTGGGGAGCTCCAATTGTCGGTCCCTTATAGCAGTTTCGTAAGAACAATTTGTATAAAATATTCTTAGGGATTTCAACCTTGAGCTCTGGCTCCACACGTGGGGTCCACGGTGTCCAAATATGTGTTCCAGCAGGTGTTGACGTTGGTGTTCTTAGGTCAATTGTACGGAGAGCAACTGCTAGACGTCGGGCTTCTTCTTCCAATGGGGCTAACCCAAGAACTTGTAGTCCTCCGCGCTTAACATCTGCTAGAGACATCGGTGATGCGAAACTGTCACTGCGATCTGAGCCATAGACAAGCATACCATCTTTCTCAGCCTTCTTATGGGCCTCCAACTTCAACTGGCTATACAAGACGGCTAAACGATAACGTATATTTTTCTTAGGACCATCTGTCCCCGAGATATTCATGTTAGTAACTGCGGATGTTGGGTCGCCGGCGAAAGGCTCATTTACAACCTGCGCCGGGAATTGGACAAAGGGCTCAGGCATGAATCCAGCAGGAAGTTTATCCTTGGAAGACGCTAATCCTTGTCTCTGCTCCAACTTGAGACTTTCAATACGCTTGCGCATGGTTGTGCGAATATCACTGCTGATACTGAGTTGCATTCCAGTCCTAGTGTTCCCGACTAGAATGTTAGTAGTTGCGATAATAAGTTGTTTGATTGTTAAAGTACGCCTATCAATTTCTGGGAAAGATGCCCATGTAACATAGGCCCACGGGTCCTCTGTGCGCTGGATAGAAGCAACACAGCAGGATACGTAATCAAGGGCCCCGGTTCCTGCCTCTTCCGGATTCATGCCCTCTGTTGGAAATCCTTGGATAGAGAATCGGCACTGGCTAAATGGATACTTAATTTGAAGGGGGGGCTTTGATGTCTGTAGTTCAAGTAGAAGAAGAGCAGCCACAACACCAATACGCTGGTTACGACTGGCTTCTTGATAAGAGGGGATTCGGCCACGTGTACCTCTTGTTTGAGCCAAGCGCGTTTGTGTTTCGTAGACTTCCTGTGATGGCACTTTCGCAACCAAATAGAACTGCGCATAATACACAATACGGTCCACCATCTCTTTGGTAATATCAGTAGCACCCATGCGTTCTGAGATAACCTTAATAATCTGATACACCTTCTGCTCGTCTTCTGTTTTGAACTGTATAACTTCTTTGCGACTCACAATTTCTTCCAAGCTTTCCTTCTTGGCGTCCTCCTTGATAACTGAGCGACCTGAAATGGCCTGTCCTTCATCGTTGTATTCCAAGTGCGTATCATATTCAATTTCATCAATCGGAATACCGCAATTCTTACAGGTGTAATGCGACTCAAAGACAGGGCCACCAAATTCCAGCAGAAGTGTGCGATGAATTGACTGGGAGCGACCGGGATGTAGGGCCTCCCTCAATATGCTGATTTCGTGGAGGCAGACAAGTTGTTTCTTACAGACTTCACATTTCATCCAGTTGCCTTCACGCGGGCCTCGAAACTTTGCCAAAAATGCATTGAATAATTCAATGTAGGTGGCCACATCACGAGTTCGCGATAAAGCACGACGTACACCTACTAAGGCACGAACGTGGGGGCATGTGTTTACTTCCGGCTTTGATGCGTTGCTTTTCACTTGAACGGCCAGCAGATTATTGTGATTCTGCTCGGACTTGACAATATCCTCCAACTTCTGACGCAGGAAGTCATAATCAAAAGCAGTTTCACGATTATCTAATTTGGTTAAGATTGTAATATATTGTATATATGCTTCTGTGCCAAATCCCTTCTCAAACTCATTCAACAAGACTTGCGGGTTGTTTTTCAGTATAGTTTCCTTTTCATTTATTCTGCGGACCAAAATATTTAAGAATGTGTCATTTATTACACGCTCGTTCAAAGTATTAGGATTTTCAATAATAGGCGCATAGGATTCACCGCTGGCTCCTCCACCATCCGCCAATTTCTTCTGAATACGCTGTCTTGATGCCCCACTAGCTTGAATCCATTGTGCGATATTTGAATCAATAAAACGCCACACTTCGTCTTGTAGGGCTTTCGGATAATCACTGCGATTAGGGACAAAGGCATCTAGCAAAACGGCTAGAAGGGGTGATGCGGGAGAAAAGGCGTGGATAGGAGACAGGGTGCGATATAAGTTATTACGAATCCACACTTGCCAAAATTCCGGAGTAGCACGATCTACTTCATCTTTTGTGAAGAACAGCGCATGCGTTTCTGCGTTAGCCTCTGCCACAGCCACTGAATCAATCGTTTCCAAATGCTGGACCTTTTTATCACGCTGATAATCTGCGATTTGTATGCGTGTCATGATGGAGGGAATATTTGCCAGCGTTCTAGCATGTAAGATTGTTGGTGTATCTAAGATGACGTAGCCGGTTGTTACAACTTGGTCGGCGGGTTGAGATACAGTTCCAGCAGGAATTCCCTTATTTGTCACTGCGCGAACGCTGGGCAAGAAACGGGCGGTTTGGACAGTAAGACTATTAATAAATTCCTTATCAAGAGGTGTAAAAGCAAAACCGCGTTTATGATCAAAACTACTTAGATATCCCTTGACTTTGGTTTGAGGTAGGGCAAACCGTGTAGAACCGGGCTCGGGGGCCAAATATCCTTCTTGCTCGTATGCTACGGTCTCTCTTTGTGCTCCTTCCCTATCCGCCGCTGTGTAAGGGTGAAGGTCGGACTGGAAGATAGAATCTAAATATGAATAGAAGGCCAAACCGTTTGCGGGCATCAGGCCACCTTCATATAATGTTGTGCGTTTATGCGCTTCATGTTCAACGTGAAGGAGCGACTTAAAGACCAAGTTCTGGTGGGGGCTCTCTTGTTTAGTATCAAGATAGAGTGTCTTCTTAACATCGTAAATAGGGACGCAGGCGGGAATGTAGGAAGAGGCAACTTCATTAGTGACATCTGCTAGAGAGTTAAAGGTTGATTTCTGTGCTCCTATCGGTCTGCTGGCTACATTCAATTTAACGGTGGACTGCTTGAGCGCCAATAGATACTCTGTTAATTGACTTACTTCACGAAGGGCCTTGATATTCTTCTGTTTCTCAGCAGTAAGGTCTAGAACAAAGTCGCTGTACATATCCTGTCGCTGGATTGCGTCGGGGTAGAAGCGTTCGGCTGACGGGACTTCTTCAATGACCGACGTAGGCATAATTTCGCGGAGGAGCTGGTCAATGCTTTGAAACTGAAACATTGTTTCTTTTTCTTCTTGTTGTTGCTGGCTAAGTTGCTCATCGGAGGCTTGTTCGCCACCTTCATCTTTAGGCATAGCCGGAACAATGATGGCTACTTCTGAGTTGGGGTCGGCTCCAAGGCCGTTAAAATCCAAACGGACACCACTTTGAAGAATCAGGGCATCCTCTGTTTCGGTGGCAATCAGTTGACTAACGATTCCACTTGTTTCTTTTGTTTCCGCATTTATTACTGCTGGTTCGCCATCAAGAGTATAAAATTCAACTGTTTCACCCGGTTGAACGCCGAGCATGGCTGAGAAGTGGTGATATTCAGAACTACGATGGTTTAAGATACTATAAATACCGTATTCTTCTTTGAAATCGCCGTATTCATCTAGCAGATATTCTTTTCCGTGTGTGCGACTTTGCTTGTACTTTATCCGAATACGCTCTTTGTCGCGATAAATAACATCTCCAGTTAGACCCTCAGGATTTTCAGTAGAAGTGATTGATATCCAATCTCCTAATTCAATATTGGGAGCTTCCATCTATCCTATGATAAGCAAGGGTTCTTTTCTCTTGGCCAACCTCGGTCAAAAAAATTTGAATGCGGTGGCGGCGGGAGAGTAAGCAAGTGATTGTGTAATAAAATGTCTTCAATGGATTCTAGTAATTTCTTTAATAACATCGCAATGAAGTTTTCGGATGCTGAGGCAATGTATGCGCATCTGGAGTCGGCCGAGGGTGGCCTTCTCAAGGTGATCCGGAGCAAGGAGCAGGGGCATCTTGCTATTATCCGGTATGTTAAGGGGGTTTCGGATATGACGCATTCGAATACCCATTATTTCCGTTCGGTTGTATGGAATACGGAGACCCACAAGCCGATGGCGTTCAGTCCATTTCAGAGTATTCCACTTGAGTCTAGCACATTTGTGCCGAAGGAGGGTCTGGTTGTGGAGGACTTTTGGGATGGCACTATGATTAATCTCTTCTATGACGCAAAGACGTCACAATGGTGTCTGGCTACCCGCTCCAATGTGGGCGCAAACTGCCGATTCTACGGCTCGCAGACTTTCTACCGTCTATTCTGGGACACGTTCGCTGGCATGAATCTTACTGTGGGTATGCTTTCCCAGCAGATGTGCTACTCATGGGTTCTTCAGCATCCGAGCAATCGGATTATTGTTCCTGCGCCTATTCCTATCCTGCGTCTTGTTCAGGTTGTGAAACTTGATGGCTTGGCTCTGGATTTTGCCCCTGTGATTTCCGACTTTCCAGCACTTATGAATCTGCTGGGCCGTCGTGTTCCTCTTTCCGGGACGGATGTTACGGTTAAGGCACTCGAGACTATGATTGCTGCTAACGACAGCGTGTTTTGCCAGGGTTATGTTGTCAAGGACACGGTGACGGGGGAGCGCTGGAAGATTCGCACACCGACCTACAAGATGCTCCATGAGCTTCGTGGTAACACGCCCCGCCTTGACTTCCGCTGGCTGGAGCTTCGTCAGAAGGGCAGTCTCAATGCCTACATGCATCACTTCCCTGAGGACCGTCCTCTGTTTGATGCTCTTTGGCTTCGCCTCAAGGAGCAGACGCGGGTTCTTTACCAGACGTACTGCGATGTCTTTAAGGCGCGCAGTCTTCCTAGCCGGGATGCTCCCAAGTATATGCGCAAGCTTCTCTATGATATGCAGGACCACTATCTTAACCGTCTTCGCCCCGCTCAGCTGACTCTGACATGGGCGGAGTGCGTAGCATGGGTCAATTCACAGGACATTCCCCGTCAGCTCTTCCTTGCGAACTACCTGTGGCTCCAGCAGAATAAGACGGCGGGACCGGCTCTTCCCTATGAGCCGACGGATGAGAATCTCGTTACACCGATTCCTTCTGTTGCTGTTGCTGTGCCTATTATCAGTGTAGAGGACCTGTCGGGTGCTCAGCCCGTAGCCTCAGCCTCTACACCTGAGGTTGTTCCCGTTTAAATACTTCTAGCACAATAACAAATTATAGTATGTGCGGAATTTGGTGTCTCTTCGGCTCTGATAAGCATGTAGACCCCGAAGAGTGTGTTAAGAGATTATTGCCGAGAGGCCCGGAATACATGACTGTTGTAGATATAGATAGTTGTATTTTTGGTTTTACACGTTTGGCAATCAATGGATTATCGGCTGCTGGAAACCAACCGATGAAGTCTCCCTGCGGAGAATGGCGTGTTGTCTGTAACGGTGAAATCTACAATTATCGGGAACTGGCAGCGCGTTTCAACATTCCAGCAGAGTATCTCGGCTCAGATTGTTTCGTAATACCGTGGCTTCTTGCTCGTTTCTCTACGCGCGACGTGTGCCGTCTTCTAGATGGCGTATTCGCATTTGTTGCCTATCATATTCCCTCTGAGACACTTCATGTGGGACGCGATTCCTTTGGTGTCAGGCCTTTATTTGTTGGTCGTTTAGGAAATGGAGCCTATGTTTTTTCATCTGAAGTGAAGGCGTTACCGCCGACCGTAAAAGACATCAACATTTTTCCGCCGTCTTCATATTCTGTTCTAAAGGCGGGTTTTGAGCCGATTGTTAAGCAGTGGACTTCACTGACATGGCATAAGCAATCATTCTTGGCCGAGACAAAAGACTGCTTGGATGACCTTCAAATGTGGATTCGTCTGTACTTGACGGCGTCCGTAGAGAAGCGCATGCTTTCTGACAGACCGGTTGGTGCTTTGTTATCGGGAGGTTTGGATAGCAGTCTCGTTGCTGCGCTGGCTGCCAAGGTACTAGGAGAAGTCGGTCAGCGTATTCACACCTTTTCAATTGGCCTTGGCTTAGACACCCCCGACATTGTGGCGGCGCGGAAAGTAGCTGCGCATATTAATTCCATTCACCACGAGATTGTCTTAACACCTGCGGATTTCTTAGAAGCAGTTGAGCCTGTCATTCATGCGGTGGAAAGTTATGATATTACGACTGTACGTGCTTCTGTTGGAAACTGGTTGGTAGGAAAGTGGATCAAAGAGAACACGGATGTTAAGGTTGTTCTAAACGGAGATGGAAGCGATGAGCTGTTCGGTGGTTACCTGTATTTTAACCGTGCTCCCAATGCTATCGCATTTGACAACGAGATTGAACGCCTGCTCGGGGAAATCCACATGTATGATGTGTTACGCTCTGAACGGTCAATGGCTGCCCATGGCTTAGAATCCCGCACTCCCTTCTTAGACCGGCAACTTGTTGATTTTGTTCGCCGGTTACCAACCGAGATGTTTATGCCTTCCCTTCCCACAAAGGAGAAGGAGGGTAGACCCGAAAAGTGGATGTTGCGTGAGGCCTTTACTAACACCGGTTTGCTACCGGATGAGATTCTGTGGCGTCGTAAGGAGGCCTTCAGTGACGGGGTTTCCAGCAAGGAGAATTCTTGGTTTCAGATGCTACAAACGGCAGCGGAATCAAAGGCGAAGTCATTCAAGGGCACAGAATACAAGCACAATCCGCCGACCACGGATGAGGCCCGCTGGTATCGCGGTGTCTATGAGAAGGTATACGGGCCTATGGCAGCAGGTTTAATCCCTCATATGTGGATGCCCCAGTGGTCGCCTGAAACAACGGACCCTTCTGCTCGAACGCTAGGAATCTATGAAACAAACACTTAAAATAGTCTGGGTAATCAACAGGAGATGTCTGTTCCGGACTTATTTAAGATTGTAGCACGGGGCATGCAAGATGAACGTCTTCAGCCGGGGCCAAAAGGCCGGCCTTCTGTTGAACGATACATGCGTGTCTATAAAGCAACAACACGTTGGGCTGCCCAATTTGTTCGTGTTGATTTTGACAATCAGCCGGATTTTGGCATTCAAGCAAGTGTTACTCTCCCCCGTCAGTCAAACTTTCTTCATCGTCTCTTTTTGGTAGTCACACTTCCCGATATTTACACAGTTCAAAATCAGGCTGCTATAGCTGCCGGAGACGCTTCCATTTTAACACAGCAAAAATTCTTAGGTCCCACATTTGGATGGACAAATAGTATTGGTCACGCAATCATTGATAAAATTACGCTTGAAATTGGAGGTGTAGCAGTAGCAACACTAGATGGTCGTCTGCTAGAAGTCTTGGATGAGCTCTATGAGCCACCTGAGAAGATAGCAGTAAAAAGTGAAATGATTGGACGCGCACAAAATTATACAGTATTTTCACTATTGACACCAACACCTATAACCGTTCGTGTTCCTTTGCCGTTTTGGTTTACACAGAATCTAGCACAGAGTTTACCTATGGATGCGCTTTCAGTTGATACTGTAATGTGTAAGGTAAAGTTCACTGAAGTAGAAAATACATATTATACAACTGCTCGTGTAAATCCACTGAACTTTGATTATGTTGAAAAAAAGTGTAATCCGGCTGGATTAATGCCAGCACTACAAGGAGCAATTTTTTACGGTGCGGATGATACTTCATCCACATTGGTTTATAGTGCTAGTGAAACAGACCCGTTTTATGGCACAAAAGGAAAAATTATTCCGGATATTTCTGTACCAACAAAACTTCATTTTCAGGATGCGTACTTACTAGCAGAGTATATCTCAGTGGATGACTTTGAGGCTACAAATCTACGGTCATCTGATTTGGAATATAAGGTGCCTCTTTATAATGCGTTAGAAACGCAAGATACAAATGGACAGCCCTCTGTGCGAACTGTGATACCATTTAATAATCCTACACAGGATTTGTTGTGGATGTTTCAGAATGTGGCAGCCAAGGATTATAATTGTCATTTTTTAGCTACGCGCGATTTATCCGGAAATGGAAGTGTGTATTGGCCATGGAAAAATGATTATACGAATTTTGCGTATTCATATTCTGAGCCAATCCGAGCAGTTTCTCTTTTTTACAATGGTACTCAACGATTTTATCATACATCACCTTCTTTTTTTCGGACATTATTGCCTTTGATACACTACAGAAAAGCACCCCGCTTCTGGAGATATATCTATTGTTATCCATTCAGTCATGGTCCGGGCTGTTGGGATGATACGGAATTAGGAAATCCATATCAGCCAAAGGGTTTAGCCAATTTTGATAAATTGTCGCGAAAAGAAATTGTGTTTAGAATGAATCCTGACCGCTATGGCCTGTATCCAGCGCTTCAGTTATATTTGTGGACCACAACGTGGAACGTTCTGCGAATCTATGGAGGACGCGCTGCTATGTTGTTTGCGATTTAATCACTTTCAAAGTAATTGTTACTTCTTTACTCTGCTCCTTTGGGAAACTAACGATGGCCGTGCGACCGACTGCTGGAATGTCAATCTCTCCTTTGAAAGGTTCACCGGTTTTAATATATTTATCAATCTCCTCTTTTAGTTCTAGCATACCCTCATATGTATGAGGTATACCTAGATCTACTGTAAGTTTCCGCCAAAGTGTTACACACTCCTTTGTTCTTGCTCCTATTGGTTTATCAGCTGACATTTATGAAAGTCTTATGTGGACTGGGAATTTGTACATGTTGAATTAACGAGAAGTGCGTTTTTTCCTACCAGGTAGAGAAGTTTCTCGTCAAAACTGGGGAATGTAAGAACACAGGCTGTTCCACTAGCAGGTGTAGTTTCAGCGCATGTTCCGCAATTTGCGTTTCTTTGGGTTATAACATTCGCATTTGAAGTGAAATTGTAAAAAGTTTTGGCTTTATTGGCACGGATAGTATCCGAGGCGTTTCCCATTCTGGTTTTGTTGAAGAAAATCATTTGAACTCATTGGATGAAGTCAAATTATTTATTATGTTGGATTTAGTTTATCTAATGATGACGACGGTTCTTGCGCGTGCGCGCGGCAGCAGCAGCAGAAGGACCCTGCCCATTGTATGCTACACCATTACCTACACTAGGAACGTTCTTCTTCTTGAACAAGCGATTCTTGAGCGTACCATAGGCTCCCTTGACCTTGTTCAAGCCCCTGCGCCACCAGGGGCGATTGTTCTTCTTCGTGCCATTATTGACAGGCGCATTGCTGGCTGTCTTGGATCCCATGAAGCGGTTACGGAAGCTGCCGAAGCCACGGCTGACACTAGAGGATACATTGGAGGCAGCGCGGGTGATATTGTAGCCCGTCTTCGCCATGATACCGCGCGCATCGCGTCCCTCCTCGAGCAACTTCTTGAAGAATGTATCCGGCTCTGTGATATCCTTGATTCCATCAAGCATCTTCTGGGGGATCGCTACCATCTTCTTGAAGTTCTCAACAATCTGCTTGAAGTCCGCCGCATTCTGGACAGTGACCTGCTTGAGTTCACTTGTTGACATCGCATCGTAACCGACGCTGAGTGTGTCAAGCACCTTCTCCAGTTCATCCTGATTGGCCGCCTCCTTAAAGGAAACTGACTCGCCAAGGGTTGTCTTGAGCGTCTTATTCAACTCAGCCTTGAGCTCATTTAGCGTGGAAATGTCAGCGCGCAGAGAGCCAAGGAGGGCAGCTACATTGTTCTTGGAGAACTTGCCCTCGCGACCGCCCATGCTCTGGAGGGTGCTGGCTAAGGCAACTGTTCTCTTGACGGCATCACGAGCGTCATTCTCATACTTCTTGAGGTCAGCTGAGATGGTACGGATTGTGGGGTCAGGCTGGTTGTCGAACCACTGGGATAATGTAATGAGAACACCAAGGCGACGGAAATTTGTTAGGAAGGTGAACTTCTGCTCAAAGAGCTGAGAGATAGCAGGGAGACCAAGCTTGAAATCCAACTTCAGGCCGGAGAGACCCTTCATGGAGATCATCTCGGCAAGCTGCGCTCCATTCGGCAGACGCGCGAGGAGCTTGGCAACCATCTCTGTAACATTCTTGCCGTTAGGGAGCGTGATCTTGCCATTCGGGAGCGTAAACTTAACGTTGCCCAACTTAGCCAAGATGGCAGCGTAGCCCGCAGCGCCAGCCGCACCTACAGCTCCAAGACCGGCCTTGAGGCTATTGGTCAGGCCCTTTGTGGAGGGCATGCCAGGTAGACCAGGCATTGACATGCCCATGCCCATAGAAAGGGCGCTACCGGGCTTGACTGTTACATTGAAACCAATTTTCTTTCCAACCTCAAAACCAGGCACGTCACTGTCCACAATGCGCAGTTCAAGGTCAGCCTGTGCCGTATTTGATAACTGCCCGAGGCTTTTTCCTGACGGAGCATAGTTAGGGTTATTCTTCTTCATCTGAGCAACACGCATAGCCGCATTCATCTGTGTTCCAGGGCCTTCATTAGCAAAGTTATTGTTTGATGAGCCGAAAAGATCACCCGTTAGCGTCGGGCTGGTGGACATCGCACCCGTATTCGCATTAAGAACAGTTGAACGGGCCGCGTTGAAATTGATACCGGTGTTAATTGCTCTTGAGCCATTAGCAGCATATTTAGGATCATATTCATTGTTATTACCAAGGCCTGCACGTGTTCTCCTGCGTGTCGTCGCGTTATTATTGTTGTTAACTTCAGTCGCCAATGTTTCACCGCCCAAGGCTCTTCCAGCCTTCTCGAGCATTGTGGGCTGGTACGCTACACCGGGACCAGTGTAAGGAACAGTTGTAGCCAGGGTGCTACCGGCGTTATTGTTGTTGTTGCTACCACCAAACGCTCCAGCATTCGTTGACAGTGTGGCCGGAGAAAACTGCTTGCGGGGCTTGGGCTTGAACGTGCTTGTTAGGGCAAGATTATTAGCACTCAAACCAGAGCTTGAGAAATTTCCATTTGTAGCCGGAGCAACTCCCTCAGAAAGATTTCCAAGGTTATTATTCCCATTAGCAGGAGCAGACGCAGAAGGAGCAACTGAAGCCATTTCTATCTGATTAGGTTGAAGATTTTCTGAACGCAAAAAAGGTTCTTGAACTTGCGCAACTAATCCAGGAGCAAATTCTTCGACTTTTTGTTTTGGAGCGCCCCGATTTTGTTGAGGACTCTTGGAACGCCGGCGTACTCCTTTAGCATATTTCTTTGCAGCTGGGTTAGCTCCCTTCACAAGTAGTTTCTGCGTTCCTTCAGAATTAGAATTACTATTATACGGGTCAGACATTACTTCTAATAATAGAATCATATTCTGCTGTCATATTCGCAGTCTGTGAACGCATAGCCGAACTTGTATAAAGACGCTCTAGGGCCGGAGAATCATGTGCTGAGTTCCTCTGTGTTGCCAATGAAGTTGTTACAGATGTCATCCGGGAGAGAAGAGCATTCGCATCCGTCTTCTTCTTCAGACTATCAAGAAGGTCTAAGATAACCGAGCGAAGTCCCATAATCTGCGGGAGAGTTACGGTTGTTGAGTCGCTCTCCAGGAGCCGAAGTTGCGTCTCCAAGACACCAATCGCAAGAACGGTCTGGTCTCCTGCTAGAAGATTGGTCGCCTGATTGATAACTGCCATTGTTTCCAGGCGTGCCATCTCCGCATCAGCAAGAGAATTCAACTCATTGGCAGATGTGAATGTACAAATATACTGACGACCTAGTCCCTTGAGTAAACACTGAATACTCAGATATGGGGCTGAGCTAGGTTTATCCACATTCTTCCGGAAAACGAATCTCTGCTCCAGTGCTCCAGGGAGAAAGTTGAGATGAATTGTTCGCTTATCTGTTGGAAGATGGCGTTCTAGCCAGACATACTCTGCTGGAAGACTCAGGTCAATATCTTCAGCGGGGCGATCCCGCAGAATTCCCAGAATAGAACCGAAGGTCTGCGGTAGGTCTTCAGCCCTATCGCAGTGGAAGTAATTACCCTGCGTGTTTAATGCTATGTCACGCAGCATAATCTGGTTGTGGTCGTTGCCGATACCCAAAGTGAAAACGGCAATTCCTGAAAGTCTATGATTAGTTTCAAGCGGAAGCATTACTGCCTTAGCAGATGTTGCTCCAGTATTGATATGTCCGTCTGTCAGAAGAATAATGGCATGGGGTGCTGAAGTACAATTCTTTGCGAATGTAGAGAAAGCCGCTTCAATATTTGTATTTCCATCTGCTCGGAGATTATCTATCAGGTGAATCCAAGGCTCAAGATCGTAGCCAATCTGGTGATACGAGCAAAGGATTTCTGCCTTTGACGAATACGTGATAATCGTAAGGCAATCAGCTGGATTTAACGTACGCAGAAATGCTAAGAGCGTATTCTTCAGAGTAATCAAACGATCGCCCTCCATACTTCCACTTACATCAAGGAAGAGGGCAATATGGACATTATCTACCATAGCAAATGACGGTACTTTTAGTTCAGCAACGAAGACACCATTATTCTTCGGTGACTCGTACATTTTAATTAGCAATCCTTGATTCATGTTTTCCTACATACTTTCATATGGAATTTGTGTTGTCAATTTTACGCACAACTGTGTAGTCCGAAAATAAGACAATTTACGCAGTAAAATAAGACAATTTTACGCACAACTGTGTAGTCCGAAAATAAGACTTTAGCGTCCCATCAAAGTCGTCCAATACATATCTTCCAGCATCGGGTCATTAATTTCAGCATAGTCTCGCACAGACTGTTCCGGGACCCCAGGCATACGAACATGAAATACATTTTTGTCTGTAAGAAGTTGCCATAAGATTTGTTTTCCATTAACAAAAGGTTCATTGTGCTGACGCTTCCATTGACCCTCTGATTGGGACCAAACAAGTTGCGCCTTAGAAAATCCTTTTGTAGTAACTTCAGTAACACCTTCTTTCACAATACCTCTAACAGTGCCACCATTCACTAAGACTGTGCCTATTGTGATATCCTTCAAAGGCAACCATCCCTTCTCAGTAGCCACTTCATAGTCAGGACTTATGCCCAAATTATAATTTGATTCATGTGTATCCGTCTGACTATACCCATTCAACTGCTCCTCAACTTCAGCTTGAACCAATCCTGCTATTTCTTCACTTTCTTCAAAATCAGCCACTAGCAAATGCCGTACCCAGAAACGGTGAAGCGATGTATTTAAACAATAAATCCTCTCATGCGAAGGAGCAGTTACTGCTTTTGGATGCTTTCCAGCAGGAATCCAGTTATTATTATGGCGAACAAAGTGATTTGTGCTAACAATGACACCTTCGATAGAGCACATCTGTGTCTGTGAACCGTCAAATTCAAAGGTGCTTTCTACCACGTTTCTCGTGGAATATGTGGCAAGGTGGTCCCCCACTTTGAGAGTTTCAATTGCCTTATAGGTGCCATCTTCGCAAAGAACAGGAGTACCTGCTGGAAAGCAGAATGTATTCAAGAAAGTTCCGACTGTTCCCTTCGCAAATGTAGAACCCGCTGCCAACGCTGTGATTCCTGAATAGATAATTGCGTATAAAAGCGCTACAACACGACCCATTAAACTCTGAAGATTTCCAAACTTTCCTTTGAGAACTTGCATAATATTCTGGATACGCTTGTTGAAAGAACGAACGACTGAGGATATACCATCTGTTAGACCTGATAAAGTGGTTCTTACACTCATTAGACCACCTCCAACAGATGACATTGCTGAGTTAAGAGAACTGGATGCCTCGTAGATAGGAGCAAGGACACCAGGGGCTTCTTTTAAGAAAACAGTTTTAAGACAGAATTCAATGTTCTCTTGCGCATTATATCCATAGAGCCCGGCAAAAGGCATAATATGGGGTTGGCAACGGTATTTAGGCCAGTTTTGCGAAACTTCTTGGGTAGACCCCAGGCCTAAAAGCAGAAAAATACCGAGTGAAAGAATAAAAGTTAGAATACCTGGTTTTACAAACGGATTTGACGCCTCTTCGGCTTTTTGTTTATTTGGTTCTTGATTGTCCATCCCCTGCTTTATCAATATAAACTCCTGTTTATTGTATAAACTCAGGTTTATCTGTTTTTACGACTGCGGTGCTTTCTGCTTCTATGAGACCGTCTGCGGGAACGCTGGAGCTTTGTGACTGTGACCGACTTTCCTTTTAAATTTTTAGCACTTGCTTCAGCATTAACAGTGGCTGAGACAGGTGTTAACGCAGGCGGTGAAGGAACAGGGCCACCTACGGCAGGAGCAGGAGCAGGAACAGGAGGAGCAGGGGTTGAAGTACTGGCACCCATTTTCTATTGAGGTGAAAGAAAACAAAAGTTTAAATCGCTCATAAATAATGACCAAATATGACAGGGATGGATGCTAAATTTGTCGGAGTCAATGTGCTTCTGATAATAGGCTTAGCAATTGGTATTAGTCTTGGCCAACGAGCAGAAATAATAGCAAATTGGCCTATGCGTAGATGTGACCCTGGTGTTGTAGCATCGGCCTATTTATACAAACCCGCTTCGGATACACGCACAGTTGCGGAATTTACATCTGAAAACTTTCAATTCTGTCAAGGGAAGCTAGCGAAAGATGTAATTAGCGTAGTGACAATCCCTGTAAAGGTAATCCAAGAACAGCAGAAGGGAATTATTGGAGCTATATCATCAAGTATTGGTGTGCTAGGAAGTCTTGGTGAAAAGTTAGCTGGGTTTTTCAATCAATTAATGGATTCTGTTAGACGCCGTTTTGCAGCCACGTATGTTCAACTTGGTGAATCATTCCAACATTTGTTGAACATTATGGGAAAAATTATGGCTTCTATTACGGCTATGGCATTTGCTCTTATTGGCGTTCTAGTAACTTTTACTACTATGATTCAATTTGCCCTCTACGTTTTAGCAGTAATCATTGGTATTTTAATAGCGCTCATGGTTATCTTTGCTGCGTTTCTTGCGCCTGTCTCGTGGTTGGTTTTTGCCGGAATCGCAGTAGTTGGCATTTTGAGCGGTATTATTGTTGGTGTGATAACAGCATCGGCATTTTGTATAGCAGGTGATACACCCGTGATTCTAGCAGATGGTTCCACTAAACCTTTACAAAATATTATGGTAGGCGAATCCTTAGCGGATGGCAGTATAGTAACGGCTAAAATGCGATTTTTGGTTCCGTCAACAAAATACGAACCTCTGGTATCTATTGATGGAGTTGTCATGAGCCCGGAGCATATGTTGTTTGGACCTGGCACAGTGCCAATAACAGCAAAAGACCACCCTGATGCGTATAGCGCAGGTGTTAAACGGGAACTCTTTAATCTGAATACAAGTAATCGGAAAATACCCGTGCTTTCTAGCAAAGGAAAACTGACTTTATTAGATTATGAGGAAATTGCGGAAGGAGACACGGCTACATTGGCTGAATGGAAAAAACATGTTTTTGTTTTACTGAATCCTGGACAGCCGTTTGTGGATGAGAATCCCGAAAATGTGGAAGCGGGTATCAGCGGTGCGTTATTGGTAAATACCAGTGACGGTTGGAAACTTCCAGTAAGTGAAATAGCGTGTGGGGACAGAGTTGAATGCCCTGGTGGCTACACAATGGTGTGCGGTAAAGTGGAACTTATTGTAGACGAAGATGAGGTGTTATATGATGGATTTACTGCGGGAGTCTGGGTACACGATTCTAAGAAATGGAGTGCTCCAATTAGGCTCAAGGCTGGTGTATCTAGAAGAAAACTCTATCATTTATTTACAGAATCAGGCGATTTCATTGTAAATGGGTATAGAGTCCGTGACTTTTCAGAAGTTGGTCTAGATCGTCTTTCTGGGACATATAAGATTCCTAAAAAAATATATGGATGAAAATAGAATGAAGCTAAATTTTGTTGCGTTAATGTCCATGTTGGCACTTTTATTTCTAGCAAATGTTCTGATGGTTCTTGGATATGTCAATCAACAGGCCAGCATGCAGGAGAACTTCATTGAGCATTTCATCAATTTACAGCCGAACGATTCACTGGCGTCCGGCAATTACAAGGCGATTGGCACGTATGACAATATCACTAGAACCCCGGAGGGCGGGTCTACGTGGCGTCACCCGCCGTCTAATGTTCCACTAAAGAATGACGACGGTTCAGGCTTGAGAGCACTTGATGAAGATCACTTGGATCCTCTTGCGGATAATGTATCCAAGCCTGAGTGCTGTCCGTCATCCTACACGGTATCAACAGGCTGTGTCTGTACGACCTCAGCCCAGCGTGATTATTTAGGTAAGCGCGGTGGCAACAACACGATTGGCGCAGGCGAATAATTGCGTTTCAAAAATAACTAATTTCCAGCAGTTTGACTGCGCGAAATTATTATCATTTTCTGGAAAATCAAACGGCCGATGCCCAACGCTGTTCATCCGAATCAGGAGCTACGAAAAAAGGCTCCTTTTCACCCTCTTTTAGTGTAGGCTCGGGCTCCTTCTCAGTCAAAAACATGGTTTGTACGGGCCCAAGAAATCCGTTGTCTCCGCAGACACGGTAATGGATGTGTGCCTCTAAACGACCCTTGACCGGTACTGTGTAAGGTTGGGGCTTCCGAACTTTCAGGGTGGCCACACCATCCGTAGTAACAGTAGTTACACCCGCATTATGAAAACCCAGATATGCTTTCCGCCAATCATTGAGTGTTGACAGATGCTCTGTGTCAGGCTCCGCTGCCCAATACAAAACTTTGCGCCCCGGCCCCTCAATATTAACGCGCTTCTCATAGTCGGCATTCTCAGGCTCTTGCTCCTTTAATAAAGAACACGGCATAACAGTTTCACCCAAAAAAGGTAGGTATGTTGAGCGGTGGAAAGCTAACGAAAGCACTGACACTAGTACTAATAAAGATAGTAAGATTTTAGCAGGCGTTGACGCAAATGTTAGGCCTTTTATTGAGACAACGAGTGTAAATACGACAACAACAATTGCTGCTAGAAAGCGTAACCATTTCATTATGTCCGGAGTGTCCATTTCTCTACTTACGGGAAAGAATATATGTATATATAACTGTATGCGGATCGTATGGCTTTCAGGATGGGCGGGTGCGGGCAAAGATACAATTGCTGCTATTCTGTGTAATAAATACGGTTATACGCGTGTTGCGTTTGCTGATTCACTAAAAGATATTGTGGCCGATGCCCATGGATTTCAGCGGTGCCTTTGTGATACGCCTGAAGGAAAGAATTTTATAATTTCTTCGGCAGCGCTAACTGTTCGCCAAATTCTAATTAAGGAATCAGCCGCTGCTAAAGAAAAAAACATTAATGTCTATGCTGAGCATGTTCTAGCAAAAATTCAGGCTTCTCAGCAGACATTATTTGTTGTGAGTGACTGGCGCTTCCCTCATGAAATTAATTTTATAAAAGGGGCCTTACCTGCGACTGAACATATTACGTTGCGCATAACCAGACCTGGTCTACATGCGTTAGCAGATCCATCGGAACATGCGCTGGATGATTTTGAATTTGATGTGAATATAGAAAATACTACACTCAAATTGCTAGAAGCAGATATTATAAAAATTCTTGCTAATGTGTAAATGAGTCTAACAAAGAACTTTTGTCATTGTGTTAAAAAGGTGCGGAAGACTATTAAATTACGTCGTGGCTCTCCCAGAACAAAACAAGAGAAAGAATCCGTTGCCATCGCAGTATGTACGAAATCTGTGTTACAGACCCGTGGCTTAACAATGCGCAAGGTGCGGTGCGGACCTTCTGCCCGCCTTCTAACACAGAAAAAGCGGTTGTTCTAAATAGGGTATATGATTCAACAAGTTGTGGGTGTTATTCATGTTGCTTTTTCTTTCATTTTATCAATTTATTTTCTATGGGCTCGGCCTTCTCTGGATTATTATTATTTGTTATATTTTATTATACTCAATATTTCATGGAGTTTATTTAATAATGAATGTGCTCTTTCCTATTTATTTAAGATCATTCAGAATCCAGATTATATAATGGGCTCAACACTTGACGTAGAAGACTATAATGCGGTTCTCGGTGATAAACCTGCCAAACTATTTTTGAATTATGTTCTTTTTATGTACGTCTTTAATTTGTTATTTATAGCAACTAGATACACGGGTTTAAGAAACAAACTATTTATTTTACTTCTTGGTATCGCATATATATTATATATCCGTATGCTTCGTGTATCCAAAGGTGAACAAAAGAAAGTGTTACAAGACTTTAATGTGTTAATTAATTCGGTATTATTAGGGTATTTCGCCCTAAACAAGTGATTCACCGCTATCCTCCCGCGGTCTAAACCGGCGATGATTGTACCATGACCCTACAAGTGTCCCAACACAACAACACATTACAAATAAAATGACTCCTACTACTAAACCAATGTCAGTAGCCCATTCTGAATCTAACATCCTAATATTTTTTGGCTTTTATGTTTAAGCCTAAGGCTTTCTCTTATGTTATAAGTAAGAGCCTATGGCAGCTAGTAGGCGTATATTAAAAGAGATTGATGATATTTCAAAAGATCCACCCGCAAATTGCACTGCGGGTCCTATAGATGGCAATATCTATTTATGGGAAGGAATGATTTTTGGGCCGGACGAATCGCCCTTCGTTGGTGGAGTCTTCAAGCTCCGTATTCAGTTTCCAGCAGATTATCCTTTTAAACCTCCTTCTGTAAATTTCACCACAAAAATTTATCATCCAAATATTAATTCTGCTGGAATTATTTGTTTAGATATTCTCAAGACGCAATGGTCACCTGCTCTAACTGTCAGTAAAGTTCTTCTTTCGATATTATCGCTTTTAACAGACCCAAATCCAAATGATCCACTGGTGCCTGATATAGCACAACTCTATAAATCGGATAAGGCACTTTATGAAGAAAAAGCGCGACAGTGGACGCAACGATTTGCTACGGGTTAAAGATATTTTGTATAGTATACGATAATACTACTAAATGGTTGGCCTAATGCATAATTTTGCTGGTTATATTACAAATAATATTTCTTGCGTTAATGATGGAGATATATGTCAATTATTTATTTGTAAGGAATTAATTGATAGAATACAGATACCAAACAGTGTATTTGTTGATATTGGTGCCTTTGTTGGAGGCTGGACATCAATAATTTCAGATTTTACAAATTTACAAGGCGTAATTTATACATATGAGCCATCGCAGAAACATTTTAAAATGCTAGAAGAAAACTGTAAAAATATGCCAAATGCTCATTTACATAATTATGGTATAGGTACGGAAGAAGCAGAAGTTAAATTAATTTTAACTGGAAATGGAGCACATGTTCAAAGCAATCTTGATATTTTGAGTAATTGTGAAGATGTTGAAACTATTAAAATAAAACCATTTAATATTCAACAACAAATTCGTATTATGAAAATTGATATAGATGGATATGAATCAAAACTGTTACCGGAATTGTATCCTTTTTTACCACAAATACATAGTTTAATTTGTGAATTTACTGTTTATTTTTTTTCCTCAAACAGAGAGGAATGTGCGCTCATTGCCCAGCCCATTCTTGAAAAAATAATGTCACATTATCCCTTCACATACGGGATTTCTCGTAATGGTGCACCATTTTGTGTTCGCATACAAAAAGCCAATATTCCAGAATGGGTCGATGAACATTTTGATAGACATTTATCAACTGATATATTATTTACACAGCATGAAATTTCAACTATTCCTGTTGTTCCTTATTGTCAGAACGCATGGTATGCTTAAACCACACAGAATAAAATATATAAATGGGTGAAACATGTAAAAATACGCTTGAACCAACATCTTTAATTATGAGGCCTTGCGCCTGTTTTTACTGTGGTGCCGAAGATAAATGCGTTGTTCTTATTGAGTACTCATTTGGCATGAAAGTTTGTCATGCTCATAAGCCACGAGCACAACGTGATTGTCGGGCCTATTTACATAGAAATGGATTAGTGCGTCTTAAGGATATAATGGAACATTCAGAAATAAGACGATTTCTTGATATTCTTAAGGCTCACCCATTTGTGTTTGTTGAACGTACAAATGGAACAATTGAGGATGACTGGTCACTTAGAGAAGGTAATCATTTTGAACCTGCTTTTTTTTCCCGAACTGAAGATCGATGGGGTGTTCCGCTGTATAACAAACGTTTAAATTTAAATAAAACTGTGCCTATTATTAATTTTCTGCGACCTGATATTAATGGAAAAATGACAATTCCAGTTGACTGGCAATCAATTATTGAGGCAACTCTAGATATTTTAAACGAAGGTGTCTACAAGGCTGATGTAGAAGCATACGATTATGCTAGAAACCACGATGAAAGCGAAACAATTACAGAAACACCGGGTGTTGCCACAATTATTTATGAGGGGCGCGAAGAGCGAATTTTTGTGGGACAGGGCCGTCCTCGCGAAAATGGTACTGATATAACTACTTTAGTTGAAGAAGTAGGAGACCCTTAGTTCCTAAACGGGCACCTTTGCTCTCTAAAGAGAGCATGGTAGTGGCCAAACAAACGCATCCGTCGGTAAATCTTTCTTATTAATCCTAAACTTTGTATCAAAGATAGGCTTGGTAATCTGTTCACACGGTACGGCATTCCGGCAGTTTACTCCAATGATTTTATATAAATCAAAACCGGGGAAACGCTCTGTTCCGTTGGAGTTCTTCAAGATATTATAACCATCCTTTTGCTGGAGCCAGTGCCATAGCAAATTGAAAAGCGGGGACTTCGTCTCATATACTTTAATGCCCGGTTCTTCGGTCATTACATTTCGCGGTTCAACTTCATCGGGGTCAGTGTCAAAGAGGGATTCTATTAGTGAACATGCTAGTCGTGCTAAATCAAAAGACGGATTTGGATCTACACGTGTATGTTTCGCATTATAATAAGGGGGGCAATTATACTGTCCCGCCGCATCACCCTCAGCTTCAAAAGCATCACTAATGAAAAATCCTCCCCGTTTTCCTAGATGGAATGTTGCCCGATTAAAGTCAATGATTTTGAATAGTCTGCCGAAAGTGGGAACAGCGTATATACGAGAGCCACCGAGCGCATCCTTCAGCTCATAGAAGAGCGTAGGCTCGGCGGTCCATGACCACATGATATTATTCGTATGTAAATCATTGTGGACAAAATGATATTCCTTTTGGGCTACTGCTAGAGCAGATATAACTTGAAAAATCCACGCTGTCCATCGTTGTTCCTTTGTATCTTCAATGTCTTCATCTTCGGCATCTAGCAGTGTATCCATTGTTCCATCACAGCATTCTAGCACTGTTGCCATTACAGGAAAATTTTTGAAAATTGCCATAATGGGTGGGCCACCGGATGATTCGCTGAATCCTTCACTTCCTTCTTCACCTTCATTGTCTTCTAAATTTCCATCCATGTCAGGTGATGTAGCATCCGGTACCTGTCTCAAATTAAGACGTGGAACACTTACAGAAATAGGAATCTCCGCACTTTCTAGCAGTTCAATATCATTGCCTGCGTCCTCTTCATTGTCCGAAATCTCTACACTTGTTCTATTTCTTTCAGCAATGTCTTCTATCCCTGAATCCAAGTCTTCACATGAAGCAACGTCGTCAAAATTGACCGACGTATCACTGGCAATAGATTTTCTGGGTCTAGCAGAATAATCCTGGGGCCTAAAGGACGCAGCTTCTCCCATTTCGTCAATAATGCGGAGTTCAAAGAGTCCAGATGCTAGATTCTGTGCGAACCACGGTTCATGCTTTACTTCATCGTAGTCCTCTGACAAATTATAGGTGTAACGGTCAAGGCGCCCACAGAAATTACCGTAACAACGGACCCAGTGGGGTGACAACTTCTGTTCTACAAGATGACTTGCGCACACCGCGAATAGGGAATCTACATAGGCTTCATTATTTGGGTCATTTATCTTTGCTAGAGTATGTTGCCAGGCTGACAGATAGGATGGGAGGGCTCCATCATCGGGTAAGACATATTCGCCAGACATGTATGAAACTGGGTTTAGAATGTGGGCGCGCTTCATGAATAGATTAACAGGACGCCTTTCTGCTGGAGAATCTAAGGGGCCCACAATTCCCTGAAAGCGATAAGGATCAGTGAAACCAGAGATATCCTGAATCCATTCGGCCGTATTCAAAAGAAATCCCTCCGATTTTCCCGGAGCCAAGTTTGTGAAGATTTTTTCTAAAGAAGAAAAATACGTCTGCGCCTTTGAAAAGTGGGGTTCTAAGTATTCCTTAACTTTCTGCGGGATAGGCTTGGAGGAATAAAGAATTTGGAGGGCGGGATTTGATTTGGGCTCATCGCAGAAAGAGTGGGTTTTTCCGTTGCCCTTGTTGGCTCCGGCTTTTTGTTTGTTCTTACCCATTACTTTTTTCAGAGGAAAGGGCTTTGCTACAATTCCGCACCGGTTGAATGCGGTCCGGTTCAACAAGAAATAATGTTGTTCACATAAAGAATGAGCCAACCACAAGCACCTCCCACAGGAAACAACAAATTGCTGAATCTTCGTTTGAAGAAGTTTGATATGTCCCGTATCAAAGCTCGGCACGTTGTTGTTATGATTGGAAAACGTGAAACGGGTAAATCATATTTAGTCAAAGACTTACTCTGGCACAACCAGGATCTTCCGGTGGGGACAGTTATCTCGGGCACAGAAGGAGCCAATCAGTTTTACAGCAAAGTTATTCCTTCACTCTTTATCCATGAAGAATATTCACCCCTTATTATTGCTAATATGCTCAAGAGACAGAAGCTTCTAGCAAATAAGATTTCAAAGGATATTGAGGCTCGGGGATCTACCAATGTGGATCCGCGCACGTTTTTAATTTTGGACGACTGCTTGTTCGACGCTTCGTGGACTCGTGACAAAAATATCCGGTATTTGTTTATGAACGGTCGTCACGTTCACGCGCTTTTCATTATTACGATGCAGTATGCTCTGGGTGTTCCGCCTGCTCTGCGTACCAATGTGGATTTCGTATTTATTTTGCGCGAGACAATTGTTTCTAACAGAAAGCGATTGTATGAGCAATATGCTGGAATGTTTCCGGATTTTGAGTCATTCTGCCAAGTGATGGACCAGTGTACTGAGAACTACGAGTGCTTGGTGATTGATAATAACGCAAAGAGCAATAAACTGGTGGACCAAGTCTATTGGTATAAGGCACCTCCCCACACTGATTTCAAGATTGGGTCGCCCGAGATTTGGGCTCATTCAGCTGCCAATGCAAAGAAAGACGAAGATAATAATGAGGACTTTGATGGCCGTTTCGGTCTTGGAGGCAAGAAGGCAAATTCGGCACTGATTCAGGTTCGCAAGTATTAAACTTTCTTTTCAAAAAGAATCTTTCGGTTTATATATTGAAGAGCACGGGAATCAGTTGATTCTAATTTAACCCGAGGTGCTTTGCCGGCCTTATACGCTTCTAGCCAGCGAAGAGCACACACACACCATTTGTCACCGGCTACTAAGCCTGGGAAACCAGGTCTTGGTGTTATCAAATCATTACCCTGTTTTAATGTATATTGAAGGAAATCATTATCCATTACAGCACAGACTACGTGCGTTCCAGCATTATTGTTACCAGTGGAACAATATCCGTTTCGATAAAAACCAGTTACCTTTGTTTTATTACATACTATTAAAGGTTTTCCAAGAATATTCTTTTTTATATTTTTACGGGTTTGGCCTAAGCGTCTACGATTTTTTAATGTAGCCATCTCTATTAAAAGGTCATTAAACTTTACGAGTTTTTTGGCTTTTTCGACTCTTATTCTTTCTCTTTCTTGTACGCGCGGCAACGGGAGCAGGAGGAACAGGATAGAAATCATATCGTAAAACAGTAAATGTTACCAACCGTTGGTTTAGTTCATGTTCCGGCGGTAAATATGGAAAAGCATTTGGGAATCTGAACCAGGCAGTATTGATGTCACGGGCTAACTGCGGTCCAGTAATTTCGCCATTTACATCATACTCCCATCCTTGAAGAACATCTGTTCTGCCTTTTTGAATAAGAATACCTCTTTGTCCTATTGACCGTGGTTTATTTTTTTCCTTTATGATGTATGTATTTCCTGTAACTAAATAGTTAAATGGTATACCTAATTCTTGGCTGACCTCTACAGTATGATAATGGGGTGGTGGACTTAGTTGAAATCGTTTATAAGGTCCATTTCTATTATTTCCTCCAGCTGCTACCATAGGACCTTCAACAAGAGCCATACCTACATTGGTGGCAGAGTTTCTACCGGCTGAACATCATTAAACTGACTACGTGTGTGTAAATACGCCGATGAATATCCATCAGATAAACCTAATGAAATAATACTATAGATTTTATTTGCTATCAAGACAGTGCCTGTAGCAAATAAGATTGGCCCTTTATCATTTGCGTATTCTGTGCCGATAACATAACCGCTCAGAAAAGTATTTATGACAAAAGTACACACAGTGATACCAATTATGCGTTGATAGAGTTTATTATAAGCGTGAATATTATTTTTCTTTTCAACAGCCAAACTTTCAAACGCTTTCTTGGTAGTTAAAATATCACACGGTTTTTCAGGATTAATCCGTAGGTATTCAGCTAACTTGTATTCACGCTGGACTTCTACAGTGTAAAGGGCCATAAACACAAGTAAAGCAACTAGATTTACAGCGCAGTTCACTTTGTAAAGTATGCTTCCATTTTCAAAGTTTTGTTGGGGGAGACAAGCACGACCACCACAGACGCCAGGAACAAAAATAACTAATAGAGTTCCGTTGAAGATACGATAGGCTTCTAGCAAAATTGTTATTGGTGTAATAGCCCTTAACGCAAGTTCCTTGATTATCATTCTACTTATTATGAGGTAGTTGAGCCGAAACCTCCTGCTCCACGGTTATCCCGAGGAGCCGGCAGATCATTCAGTGAATCAACGAGAACCACCTTTACGAACGGAACATAGTCCTGTGCGCAAAGCTGGAAGAATAGACCACCCTCCGGAATAACAAACTCAAAGTCACTGTGATTATCTACGCAAACAATTAGTTCACCGCGATAGCCTTCATCAATGAGGCCTACACTGTTTGCAAGACGAAGAGGCGTCTTAGAACCAGTGGATGAACGCGGAAGAATGAGAAAGGGACTGGGACCACCCATTGCTGAGATACAGGCTCCGTAAATCTGGCTACTCAGCTTCGCTGCCTTGCCCTTAGTCGACGGGACTTCTGCATAAAGCAGTGGCAGATTTACACCGGAATCGGTCGGCCGATAGGAATTAACCACCTGCTGGAGAGCAAGGCGCTGCTGGGGATTCTCCGTGAACAGATACAGAGTACGGTAGGACATTTTAACGCCTCAATTTGCGGGTTTTGCGCTTCAAATTTTTGCGCTTGCGTGTTCTACCTAATCTACTGTTCTCATATATAGGATTACCTACAAATGAAGTAGGGGTAATAGGGGTAAAAGGAGTAGTAGCACCATATGCTCCACTGGCTAATACAGCTGCACCAGCACCAGCACCTACTAATCTTAATAGCCCACCACTTCTGCTTGCTGATCTAAATGGAGAACTAGAAGGTAATAAACGATTACTTTCATAAGATTGTTCTTCTTCTGCTTCATCAAATGAGGTTCTTCTCGCAATAGGTGTAAAGGCTTGTCTGGGTAGTACAGGTGATACTGAGGCTGTTCTAGGTAGCGCAGGTGATACTGAGGCTGGCCTAGGTAGTGCAGGTGATACTGAGGCTGTTCTTGGCTGAAAACTAAGGGGTCTAAAAACAGTATTTGGTGAATCAGGCGTACGAATTCTTTGACGAGCACCAGTTGGCAAAAAACTTTGAGAAAAAGATCGGGAAATCGGAGTATTCGCTAGACCATTTATTGGAGTAACAGTAATTAAAAAATCATAGATATTGCGATTTATTAATTCCATTTCACTTAGAAATGTATTCCAATCATTAGTAAATATTTCTTTATTTAATTTTTCATCATTATAAATATCATAGGCTTTTGGTTCCATAGGTTCGTTTCGCTTTAAATTTTCTGTAAAGATTTCTAAACATTTATCAATTGTATCGTCCATTTCTTGGACAACTTCAGTGTGTTTACTTTTTAATTCATCTTTCAATCTTTCCAATAAATTTTCATTACTTGTGCCTTTAGCAAAAAATATATTTTCTACATTTGCGCCAATTAATTCATAGATTTTTTGTGTCATTATCCAGATGTCTTCTCTTTTTGTCTTGGAATTCGTATAAGTTTCTTCTATAGCAGTCACGTTATTTGAAATAGCACCTCCATATTGTTTCTTTCGTAGTGCTCCAGGTCTTAATGATCCTCGTCTTTCTTGTCGTATTCTATCTGCTACGTTTGCCGCGTCTGATGCTGCCTTTTGTGAAGCAGACCTATATTTATTTATAATTGTTGAATGCTCATCTTTTTTAATGTAATTTTCTATAAAATCACGATTGTATTTACAAATAATTTCACGGTTTTGAGTATCATTAAATTCTGGAGAGGGATAATTTCGTTCTACTATATTTGATTTCCATTTTGTATAAAAACTATTATTAATATTTACAATATCGCATAAATCTTGTATTTTATGTATTATGAATGAATAACGTTGAATCGCCCATTTAGCAAGATTTTTTGTTGTATCCATGTGAAATTTTTGAGAAGCAATAAGTTCTCTTAAAAGCGGTGTCCCATTTCCTCTCTTAAATAGGTTTGTGTTATCGCTTTGTTTTTCACCATTTATTAATTTTTGTAAAAAAAAAGATATAACATCTAAATCGGGTTCCAATATTCTTTGATTCCATTTAACAAAAAACATTTGAGATTTTATTTGATTACAATGCTCGTGTGATGGTAGAAAATTAAGTGAAAAAAGTCTTTTTATACAATTCTCTGAAGTTTCAAGGATGGGTGTTCCAAACATAGAACCTAATAATTTTATAGCGAATGGATGTTCAATTTGCATTTTTAAATAATTTATTCTTTCATCTATAAAAAATCCACATAACCAGCAATAATCTGGGTTGCCGTTTCTTTTTAAAAGGTTAAATTTGTCAGTTTCAATATTCTTTAAGTTATCGTCTAGTGTGCGCTTTATTTTTTTATTTTGTCTAAATGATTCTTTCATGGCCTCAGCTTCTTTGCCTATTGCGCTAGTTTGTATAAGAAAAAACATATTATAAATATCTTCAAGGGGAGAGCCTTCAGGTAATGTGGGTTCGATAGGTCCTACAGTTTCTACAGGTTCTTCGCGGGGAGCAGGCACTACAGTAGCCCCTCTTGAGGATCTTCTTGTTCCAGTAATAAGTGTCCGTTGTACGGATGAATGGGGGCGTACACTACTTACACCTTCAAGAAATTTTCCAGTTTCAATATTACATTTCTTACGACAACTAATACAACTTGCGCCTACTGTGCTTTGAGCAGATGAAATCCATTCCGGATTAGTTTCGCATGATATACAGGAGCAACTTATGCTTTTTTGTTTATAACCTGATACTTTTGGAGTAAAAGCATTTTTACATTGATAGGCTAAATGTGTTATAGAACAAGGTAAATATCTTGTATCCATCCTCCCTACTTTTATTTGATATAATCTTTAAAAGACTACATCAAATTATATTAAAAAAAACGTCTATACATTCAACGTAACCTTTGAAGCCATCTCCTTCTTACGTGCTATTGCCAAGTCGGCCTCTCCACCACCACCAAACATGTCTGAAGGCAATACGTTCTCATCCTTAGAACCCGGGCCAAACTTAGGAACCGCTACCTTAGAACCCGCCATACGCTCCCGCTTCTGTTCCTCATAGAGCTGTTCCTTCTGTGACTCATTCTGCTTGTAGTTCTTCATGAGGGTGTTGAGCTGGTCCTCAGCATACTCCTGGTCGGCCACTTCACTCGGCTCAGGATCCCACGGTAACCAGAAACCCACCTGGCCAACATATACGTTGAAATACGGGTCAATCTTCTGGAGCGTCTTTGCCCGAGCACCCGCCTCTGCTGCCGTATCATATACACCACGGACCTTGAGCCCACGGATGCTAGTACGGAACTCATTCTTGTTAAAGAACTCCTCTTCCAGCTTCTTCCGGTTCTTGAACAAGAAATTCTCATATGCCTCCTGGATGCCCGTTTCCTTGAAATCCCGCATGTTGGCCTTGACATAAACTGCTAGGTCATCGGCAGCGTTCTTGGATAGAGAAGCACGGACCTCCTGCAGAATCTTGAGGGCATCATCTCTCCACTTCTTCGCCTCCTTGACTGCGTCTTCCTTTACAGGGAGATTAGCACCGGAAAGGTCAGAACCCGACAAGTCAGAACCCGACAAATCAGCCACTGGGGCAACCGCCTTTTCCTCATATCCACTATTGGCCACCAAGTCCTCTACCTTCGTGACCGCCTTCGTTACCGCCTGAACCTGGTCCATCAAAAACTTCTCTGAAGCTGACACCTTGTATTCCACCTCGTAGTTTGTTAGAAAACGATTGAAGAAAAACACATCCTTATTCGCCAACACCTTCTCCGGCGACAAAAAACTCAAGCAAACATACTTCTGCCCCGGAACTTCCTTGTCTTGCTCTAGCCACGTCTGATCCTCTGCCATCCTGGATAGTCTAGACAAACAATCTTTAAAACCGGAACGCAGCAGCCAGAAAAAAATGTCAATCCAGGATATAGCAAATGGATGGTTTTTCAGTCGCCGACGTTATCTCCCGCGTAACTAAGTATCTCCTCGAGGGCCTCGCCGTAGCGGTTGCGATGGTACTCGTAATGAAGAAGAAGTCCCCTGACTATGAGGAGGTTCTCTCTGTTGCCGTCGTTGCGGCGGTTGTTTTTGGCGTCCTGGACACGCTTGCCCCGTCTGTCGGGGGCTCAGCGCGGGCCGGTGCGGGCTTCGGCTTGGGTGCCAACCTGGTCGGCTTCCCGCGTATGGGTTAGACATTTTAATCCTTAATCACATTTGAGCCGCTTGTGTTCCATATTATATGTTAGCTAACATTAATTTAATTTAATATATAATATTTGTCCTAACACGCATACCAATAGTGTTAGATGTAATTTAATCAACTATAATTGTTTCATAATTAACTTGATGTAACATCACATTAATTATGACTATAAAATTTCATGTTTCTATAAATTTAAAGCATTTTAAGTGCTGGATAGCCCCTGCCCCTCAAAATTTGCTCCTGTGAAGGAGCGCCACCCTCGGGATTCCACGCATGAAAAGACCCACGTCCAACTTCATTCGTTAATCCTTGTCCAACAGCATGACCTGGTGGCGCACCTGAGATCCAGCGAAAGGGAACAACAAATTCAAATAAGAGAACATTCTTCTTTGTGACCTTTCCCCCATAATCGGTAATTTCAAGTTCTACATGGGGCGGAACATATATGCTACCTAAACCAGAATAGTATCCGCCAGGGGCTTCGTCCAATACAATGCGGAATTCACCGATAGTAGCATCAATCTTCCCTGACTTGCTACGAACATCGTATGCCTGTTCTTGATTCGGATGGGGGAAACCGGAGCCACTAAAACTGATACCGCGTGTTAATGGGGCGGCAGCCCTCCACGCAATTGTAGCGGGGAATCCTACGTTGCCGTTGACAATAATTTTGCCATTCTCAACAAAAACGTTTGTGCTCATTACCTCTAGCAGATGCGGTGGTTTTTCTTACTGATCGCCACCAAAGGTTACTGATCGCCACCAGGTGTGCCACGCGGTCCCGAATACGGATACGCCCGCGCGATGCTATTGTCCTTCGGGGCTAACGGCTGCCAGAACATTTCAGGGTCACCCGCCGCGCAGTTATTCATATCCTGAGAAGCTACGATAGGGAATGTATGAGGCAAAGGGGCGGTGTTCGCATACGCCAAGCTCTGCGGATCTGCAGCTTGTCCTGCTAATGACGGATTAAAGATGCGACCTGTGCCGATTCCAGCATAGTGTCCATTAATGACCTGGCATCCATTATACGTACAAACACGCTTGTATAACTCAGGAACCATTGTATCAGAGCATTTGCTAGACCCCATTTTAGTATTCAAGACTTGGTGGATTCCCTGCATAAATGAATCTGTGTCCGCAATCGTTCGCTGACGAGCATCGTGCTGACCCCAGATTCCAGCAGCGCGAACAGGGTAGGATTCGCAACGAGGGCGATAATCAGTGTAGGCGCGTCCATCAGCCATCCGGGCTGGGGCTCCCTTTATGCGTGGGTAACTGGTTGTAAAACAACTCATTCGGCTTCCTCTAACCTACGCACAACATTTTGCGGAGAAGCTGAAGACCGTAAGAGTTCCAGCAATTCGGTTTTCTTCATTGACTTTGTTACACGAAGGCCACGCTCTTGGGCCAACTCGCGTAACTGCTTAGTCGGCATGCTCTCTAACGGTGAAGCTGATGCTGAGCCCTCATCACCAACGCTACCAACAAAGAGTTTCTTGAACTGTGACTCCTCAGTCGGCTTCTTTGTGTTCCAGCCCTTCAGAACTTCATCCTCGTTTAAGTCAAGGATACCGCCAGGACGTAGGTCATCGGCGTCAACCGAAGGTAACTCAACATCAAAATCCTTCATTGATTGCTCTAGTTCTCCTGCTACAGATTCAGGCGGTTCTACATAGCGCTGGATACCAACCACCTTCTCCTCCTCTTCATCAGGCTTTTCAACATTGGCCTCTTCAGCTTCATCAGAAGCCGGGGAACTGCTCAACTGAACACCATGCGATTCATCTGTTACACGACGCTCCTGTAGAGCGAACCGGAGTTCATACAATACATTTTCTAGCACTCCCAGCTTGCGCTGTTGGGCCTCGATAAACGAGTAGAGCCAATAAGCAACACCGCCCAGAATCAGAAGGAAACTGGCGGTTAAAAGCAACATATCCTGCGTCCCAGCGTTCATTCTTTTTAATCAGCACAAGTTTTATCGGATAAAAGACCGCGTTCTTTCAGGATTTCACGCACACTGCTCAGACTATTAATTCCGGATTGTATCTTGTATGTATAAACAAGACAGTCACTGTTTTCCTTGCTTACAGATGCTTGAAGGCATAAAGGCTGAATCACCTTCTTTTCAGTATATGTCTCGGGTAGCCGGGTATAATGTGTAGAAATCAAAGAAGCATTCTGAGGCAGAGCATAGAGCCGATCCAAGAAAATGCGACTGGCCTCTTCACCGTCTATAGCATTTGTAGAATGGAAGATTTCATCCATCACGAGGAGTGATCTTCCAGATTCTTTGGCGGGCTCCAAGCTCTCCAGAATCTCTTTCGCAAATTCAATTTCAGCTTCAAACAAAGAAAGGCGCCCCAATGTATCAGAGGGAGATAGCGCTGTATGAATCTGCTTGAAAGGTGTAATTGTCATTCGCTTAGCCCAACAGAAACCCATGCTTTGTGCTACAATGACATTTGCTAGAATGGCTTTGAGACTGGTAGATTTGCCTCCACGATTGGGGCCTGTAACGAGACTATGAAGGGATTTAGCTTCCAACAAGTCAATTGTGTTTGTAACGATTTTATCTTTGGCTAAGTGTGGATGATAGAAATTTTCAATCATCAGGCGGGTTTCTGGGCCTTCCACATAGGTGGGGAAACCTATTCTTGGCAGACTTGCGCACGTAATCATAACGTCTACAATACCCACATTCGTCATCAGACCTAAGAGGACATGTGGCCGATTCCAGGTAAAACCAAAAACGCCAAGTGTGTTTTCATCTTGGGGTAAATCCTCGTGTTCTGGCAAATCCATATATTTATCAATTACAGGACCGGTCATTTTAGACAAATCCTTCCAGATACCTTGAAGTTCAATAATGAGGCCACCCCGTTTGCGCATATCCTGCGTGATTGTATGAAGATGCTGGGAAAGTGTGGCCTGTTGCCAGATGCTAGAGCCGAACATGAATAGAGAAAGGAGCCATTGCATCCAACGTTGACCGACTTGACTTGTTGTGCCTCCGACAGAAACCCATGGCGGTAATAGCATTCCTGCTATCATATTACTTTGACCACCTTGCTGTTTCAAAATGTGTTGTAGGAGTTCCCAATATTCGGGAATAGTAATATCTGCCTGCGTAGTCATTCGGATTATGACATAGGGAAGAACAACTATTACAAGAGGAATAAACATGGTAATAGCTGGAAGCAACCAGACCTTCCATAGATTTCCCGCCTCTAGCCAAAGGGGACTTTCATTCAGGAAGGCTGCAAACGAGTTTTTTTCCCACAGAATCTGAGCATAGTATTCTTTGAGGCGCTCATCTTCCATTTGGACTTTTTCTTGGAGAGCCTTCTCTATTTCGGCTGCTCGGGCCAATAGTTTGAGAGCACGGCTTTTATCTTCTGGCGTCTTGCGGAAGTGTTGCCGAAGTTTTAAAATAACATTTCGGCGCTTCTCTAAGACTTCAACGTCGTCCATGGCCCCTTGGAAATACTTCACTAGACGTTCATGACCCCAGTGGGTCTTTGGACTGATATCTTTGGCTAACTCCTCAAAGTTAACATCGGCCTCCACATATTTACCGAGCACCATTCTCTGCTTCTTTCGTGTGTAATGTATTGTGGGTTTTTCCGCGGTTTTAAACTCTTAAATTTATATCAGAGTCTAAAAATGACAACTGAGCCTAAACTACATTTGTTAGTCTTTGCCGATGATCATTTGTGTAAATTAGGAATAAATAACTATACAAAAATGGCTATTAAATTAGTTAATCAGGCTCATCAACTGAGTATATTTAGTAAGATTCATGTGTATACATCAGAAGAACTTTTTAGAAAATATCCTGAATATCAAGAGAAACATATTGAATTTTACAAAAAGAATTTTGCTGAACAAAAGTTCAAGGGATACGGTTATTATCTTTGGAAACCTTTTTTGATTTGGAAGACACTATGTGAAATTCCAGAAAATGATGTTTTAATTTATACAGATGTTGGATGTGAATTTCATGTAGCTGGAAAACCTCGTCTTTTGGAATACTTACAGATGCAACAGGCCGATATTCATAAGAATTTCTTTTTTGACGGTCTTTATGAGATAAAAGATTGGACAAAAAAAGATACAATGCTTTTTTTTGGAGCTGAAGACCTGGCTACTTCGCATGCTCTTGATGTAGTTCCAGGCTTACTTTTGACAAGTAACAATAATCATAACCGTTTCTTTTTTAAACTTTGGTACGATTCTTGTTGCGAATATCATTTGGTGGATGATAGCCCTAGTATTACTCCGAATGAATCCTATTTTAAGGATCACAGACACGACCAATCTATATTTTCTATATTAGTGCGCAAGCTTTGTAGCAGTGCAACTCATAATCTTTTTCATGAAATACAATTTAATGAATTCTGGAATAATCCGTTGTATGGAAAGTATCCCTTCTCAATTCAAACTAACAGAGGTTAACAATTTGTCTAACATATAATGGCTCAAGCCATCCCATAGGAATGTCTAACTATGTTAAAAAATTTGTCTTAATTTTTGTGTAGATTGTCTAACATATGATGGCTTAAGCCATCCTATAGGAATGTCTAACTATGTTAAAAAATTTGTCTTAATTTTTGTGTAGATTGTCTAACATATGATGGCTTAAGCCATCCTATAGGAATGTCTAACTATGTTAAAAAATTTGAAACGTGTTATGCTAGAACTTAAAACCAGAGAAAAATGGCCACTCTAGCAATGTCCACAAGCAATTTTGAATCGGAGAAAAACGGATATAAAAAAATGTCAGCAATTACTACTAAAGGCATGAGTGGAAATGAAATTCCGGAGGCCCTCCTGAACGTCCTCTCAATTCGGAGTAAACCTGGACTCATCTGTCCGGAGGATATACGCAGTCGGATTGCACAAATCCGTTCGCGTGTAGAGTCGTTTAGGTCCGCTGGAATTGTAAGGAGGATGCCGTCTGCGGAGTCATTTCCCTCAGCCCGAGGTGCGCATTATGCGGCTGCTGGTGGAGGTGTCGGTAGCGAAACTACACGGACAGGAGGAAGTGGAAACGCATTTGGTCGCCGAAATGTGGGTCGTAATGATAATACATTTTGGAACAGAAGCCCCGTTGTTGCTTCTCAAGTACCAATGAAACAGACACCGATTCAAGCAGCACCACCCACTGCTTGGTCTGGTCGTCCGAAGTTTACAGCCACTGGTCTAAATACATCAACCGTATCTGTGTCTCCTAGTCCAAGCGTTGCTACACCTGGAAATAGATTCAAGACGCTTGATCAGGAAGAGACTGAGGAGTCTCCTTCTCCTACACCTTCTCCTTCAGTCGCAACTCCTATTAGCCCCGTAGGAGCAGGTGGATACGTGAAGTTCAAGAGTAAGTTCAAGAAGGATGCTGCCAATGCGAATGAGCTAGAAGACCGTATTCTGGGTCATATTCGGGCGAAGATCAATAAGTTCTCGGCGCAGAATTATAAGAAGATTCTGAACTTTCTCCGACAGAACATGGATTCGGAGGAGAAGGTGTTTCTTGAACAGTTTATGGCGCTCATCTTTGCTAAGGCAGCAGAGGAGGATACATTCGTTGCTCTTTACGCCCAGCTTCTAGCAGATCTAACTCCTGAGTTTCCTTTTCTCAAGGGTGAAATGCAGAAGTTATTTACGAGTTATTTGGATGTGTTTGTGGATGCGGATGGAAAGGAGGACCAGACTTCAGCAGAATATAGCAAATTTCTGGATGCGAACAAGCGGAAGACGCATCGCCGTGGCTATAGTCTCTTTATTGCGCAGATTGCCTCAAAGGGTCTTATTACGGAGAAGGAACTGCTAGATACCACGCTGGCTGTAGCCCGTTCTCTTATTGTACATGCTTCTCTTTCCGAGCAGAAGTTGCTCGTTGAGGAGTTGGCTGATTGTTTGACAAATATCTTGGGCGTAGCACACAAGTCTCTGAATGCGTTTGATGAGATGCGGGCTATGATTGTTGAACTCAAGGGATTGACGGCGAAGGCTCCGGCTGATTTGCCCGGTCTTTCATTCAAATCCCGGTTTGCTTTGATGGATTGCCTTGGCCAGTAGAATATTATCACACTATTAATTAGAAATGTCAGCTGCTCCTGCTCCTACACCTGCTCCTGTTGCTCCTGCTGTTCCTACTCCTGCCGCCGCTGCTTCAGGTGTCCTCGGTTTTCTTGGTCTGGGCGGAAAGCCGGCCAACAAGGGTGCCAATAACAAGGGTGCCAACAATAAGGGCTCTGCTAACAACAAGGGTTCTGCTAACAATGCGGGTGCCAATAACAAGGGTGCCAATAACAAGGGCTCTGCTAACAATGCGGGTGCCAACAACAAGGGTGCCAACGCTGCTGCCCTAAATGCGTCTCTTGCCCCTACTGCCCCGGCTGCCACGACAACGGCTACTGCCGCTGCCCGCAGACGCACTCGTAAGCAACGTGGCGGTGCCCGTGGCAAGACAATGCGTCTCCCCGGTGCGCGCAATGTTCTCCGCGTTACGGGCAAGACGGCGCGCAAGCTCGGACGCGTTGGCGTCTATGGCTTGAAGAAGGTCGGCAACGGTGTTCACGTTGTCACGGGCCTCCTCGGTGGTGTACTGAAGAAGACACGCAATGTGTTCCGTGGCTTGACAAAGAGACGTAAGCAATAAATAAAGTGAAGGTCAATCAGATATATGTTATATAAATTAAACTATTTTTTGTCATTTTATGACGTAAAATGGTTCAAAAGAGAAAAAACTTAAAATTTGACGGCAGTAAAAACTCCTGGATAAAAGCAATCCAAGCAATAGAAGATGCCTCCGCAAAAGAAGTCAAATTCCAAGAAACCTAAGAAGACTGCCGACGATGACGACAGCAGTGTAGATAGCCGGGGCAATATCCGCAATTTAATTGAGTATGAGGAAGAGGAGGATTCAGACTATGAACCTAGCGAAGAAACGAGCGAATCCGCAGTCGCTAAGCGTGTTCGCAAGAATCAACGGGCAAAGAGGGGCTTAAAGGATAAGAAGATTAAGAAGTTTGCTCCTAAGAAGTCTGCTCCTATCAAGAAGCAGAAGCCTTCTGCTAAGAAGTCAAAGAAGAAGGTGGAATCGGAAGATGAAGAGTCGGAAGAAGAGGAGGAGGAAGAAGAAGACGAAGAGGAAGAGGTCTTGACAAAGTCTGATGAAGAGGAGGAAGAGGAAGAAGATGAGGAAATGGATGAGGAAGATGACCACAGGAATGCTAAGACCACCATTGACTGGCTTGTTCTGGGTGGAGATGATGAGGATGATCCTAATGAGCCCAAGAAGTACAAGATGAAGAAGGAATCTCCCGAGGTTCGTCGTTTTGTGGAAATCCTACAAAAGCAGAATGAGGGTGAAGAGGAACACATTGATAATGATATCACATATTTCAAGACCCTTTCCGCAGATAAGAAGAGCGCGCTTCTAGCAAAGATGGAAACGCGTCTTGTCAAGGTAGAACAGGCTGTTCCGCTCAAGTTTCAGATTCTAGAAAAGGCTACAACTCCCGAAATCCAAGGCACTGCTATGTCAAAGTATCAGGCCATGACAAATATTGACCCTTCATCCACCGAGTATTACAAGTGCAATCACTGGATTAATGGATTTATTCGTCTTCCTCTTGGTGTCTACAAGAATCTTCCTGTTTCAGTCGAGGATGGCCCTGAGAAGTGTTCTGCCTTCGTATCTTCTGTTCAGAAGTGTATGGATACAGCGATTTATGGACAAGATGAGGCCAAGCTCCAGATTCTCCAGTTTATCTCCGGCTGGATTGCCAACCCCAAGTCTGCTGGAAATGTCTTGAGCATTCATGGCCCCGCTGGTATTGGTAAGACAACTCTTGTCAAGGAAGGAATTGCGAAGGCGCTTGGTCGACCCTTCCATTTCATCACACTTGGTGGAGCAACTGATGCGTCCTATCTTGATGGCCATTCCTATACATATGAGGGGTCAACGTGGGGACGTATCGCCGAAGTTCTAGTTCAGAGCCAGTGTATGAATCCCGTCATCTACTTTGACGAGTTGGATAAGGTATCCGAGACTCCCAAGGGTGAGGAAATCATCAATCTGCTGATTCACTTGACGGATGGCGCACAGAACGACCGCTTCCAAGATAAGTATTTCACGGGTATTGACCTTGACTTGTCTCGGTGCCTCTTTATCTTTAGTCATAACGATGACGCAAAGGTAAATCCTATTCTCAAGAACCGTATGTACAATATCCGCGTGAATGGTTTCAATCTCAAGGAGAAGACCATCATTGCTGAGCAGTATCTTCTGCCTTCTGCGCTCAAGGATCTCAATCTCTTTGAGAAGGTCTCCCTTCCTACAGAAGTCGTCAAGTACATCATTGAGTCGTACACAAACGGAGAACCGGGTGTCCGTGAAATGAAGCGGGCCATCCAGACTATCGCAAGCAAGATTAATCTTCTACGTTTCTACAATGATGATAAGGCGGTACCGTTTGCCATTAAGAACTTCAAGCTTCCGTTCACAATTACTAAGGATCATGTTGAAGTTTTCCTAAAGAAGAAGCCCGATGTAGATCCTAGTATCGCGCACCTTTACTGCTAGACCAATAAAGATTTCAAACCATCACTTAACGAATCTCTTAAGGATTTATCGGATCAAGAAGAGGGTGACTTGTGCTACAACAACGACATTTGGCAGATTCAATTCGTTCTATACGTTTGTTTAACATGAAAATCCATGTAGATAATATTGTGAACTGTAGTACATAAGCTATTATAGCAATTGTATTAGTTGTATCCATTACTACCATATTAAGTAAAAAATTTTAAGTGCTGATTTGAAATG